ATATCGGAATACGGAATATAAATTAAAACAAGACTAAGATGAAAAGACCAATAGTAACAGACTTTACGGAAACTATTTACAGGGCAGATGCTTATAAATATACACAAGAACAAGAAAAGTACATAGATTATTTAGAATCACAAGCCAACCATCGAGCAATCGGAGAGTTGGAGGTAGCGTTATCATACTTTGAAGAAGACGGCTTGTATGCCGTTAAGGGATTAAAAGATAGAATAAAACAACTAAAACAAAACTAATATATGAGTAAGTTAAATAAAATGAATTACGTTAAAAGCATGTATAAGCATGTAGCTAGCGTTAGAAATAATAACATCCAAAGCTGGTACATAAACATAAATGGAGTTAGTAAAAGTAAGTTTGATACAGAAAGAAAAGCAGCTATTGCAGTAGATAAGTTACTAATAGGAAGAGGCAAAGAGCCTGTAAATATATTAACTAGACTAAAAAAATAAGATGACATTACTATTGCTTATTATATTAGGTGCAAGCGTTGCGCTAATAGCTAAAGAATATCTATACGATGAAAGGGATTATTACAGAGATTTTGAAGAAATCAAAGAAAAGAAAAAAAACATTAAATGTTGTTCAAAGGTATCTAAGGATAAAATACAATGTAAGTGCAAGCTTAAAAGTATTAAAGAAACGAGTAAAGTATTTAAAAGATGAGTAACGAAAGAAAACCTGTAATTGTAGTGTTAGATTTGTTTGGTGAATGGTATTACACAGAAAAGTTAAGAAACCCAGACACTAATCCAACTGTTCAAGAGTTTTGTCAATATATGGCAAACAGAAATAGAATAGATGAATTAGCAGACAACCAACAATACCTATTAAACTTACATAAAGCTTTAGGTATATAACTAATTCTTACAGCTATTACCACAAGTCTCATACCAATCACAAACAAGTTGGTATATACATTCATTGACCAGCTCTTTTGGAGCTGAGTCTAATGGATTTAACGAATATATAAAGTCTTGTAGTATAATATATGAAGAGTCTAGGTAAGGTTTAGATACTTTAGGCATAAATAATTATGTTACATTTTTTTAAAATTACCATCACCTATGGACGGTAGTGGCTAAGCCATTGGAACGTTATAGTAATACTCACACTGCATACCGTTCTTCTTATGCCATATAAAAGCGTGAGCTCTCTTGATTGAAGAGATGTATCCACTATCATCATGCCATTGGTCTGTTGCAGACATACTACCCAAGTGCCTTACTGCAATACCGTTTAGTTCTTCAACTTGACCCATCGTACTTGATTTAAGGCTATGTAGATGCCCTCTGTGAACCTCTATGTGCTTTACGCTACTCCAAACATCTCTAAATCTTTGAGAGATAACAGACGCAAGATTCTTGTAGTTCTTTACTCTGTGTCCATGGTCGAAGATAAGAAGACATTCACCATATTGATAAGCCTTCATAAGTGGTCTACTATTATCTACTGTAATATGTGGAGTGTTCTCATATAAAGCTTCCAATGCGTCGCCCATGTGTAACATAGACTCTTCGTCATGATTACCAGGAACAACAACGACACGAACAGGAGCTTGAGCAGCCAAACCATTAATAGCCTCAACCAGCAATTTCCTCCCAAATCTATATGCATCGTATGCAGAAACTGTATTACTTTGTGGTGTACCTGCTGTAGTAGAGTTAAAAGGGTTAGCTCTATCTATGTTAAGGAAGTCATTACCTACTACAAATACTATTTCTTCGATGTTGAATCCTCTCGCTTTATCAAATAAGGAATGAAGAGCATTGAAAAGCCTATCCCTAGCCACATCAAGACTATAGTTATCACCAGTAATGCCCAACTTCCCCAAATGCAGGTCGTAGGCCCCAATCTCAAGCAGATAGCCTTCGCCTTCTTTCTTATTAATAGTATAAGTAGGTTCAAATGCATAAGCTTGGAATGCTTCTAGTAAGTCTTGTTTTAAATCTTCTCTTAATATAGCTATGTTTTTCCAGATGTCTATCTTTTTAAACTTAGCTTTCGTTCTATACATAGTAACAGTGACAGGCTTCCTGTCGTTGTCAAATCCTGTTACCTCGTATGTACCGATGTCGAACCAGTCAACTTCCCAGGTATCCAGGTCTACTCTACAGTTCTGTATAAGGTCATCTAATGATTTAACTCTATTACTGTCTTCTACTGATATTGTTAACGAGTCATCCTTTTCATTGGTGATGACTTTCTCATTTGGTATTTCTGCCGATGAGTATGAAGCTGCTTGTATCTCTTGATTAAAAGCTGCCCTTAAATTTCTGGCTTGCCCTCTTACAGCTTCGTATGTAGTATTGAACATGTGAGCTGTGTAAGAATAATCTCCACTAAGCTTCTCTGGATTCTTTAATAGGTAAGCACGTAGCTTATCATTCTTATTTTTTTCCACGATTTCTTGCTCTGTTTTTAGATTGATTTTCCTTAACTAACTTACCTTTCTTAGTATGAGACATATCCTTACCGTCCTTATTACCGTAAGTTCCTGCTTTACGATTTTTCTTATTCAATTTAGCCCTATAATCTTTACGCTCATCAGTTGAGTGATACTTCTTATCGTAAGCCTGCTTTTTTTTACGAGCATCAGGGTTTGCAGCGTAGTATTTAGCACTCCTACTCTTACCTTTACCTTTTCCAGCTAATGTATTTCGTGCCATAACTAATAATTTGTGTTTACATTCATGTATGCTATATAAAAAAGAGGTAAATAAATATGAAACTCCCAGTATGGGTGAGTATCTGAAGGCTCAAAGCTTCTCACTCCAAAAAGAATACCTGTGTATAGTCCTATATCTATAGTCATTACATTATGTTTTTTTTGTTAATGCCTATATCTTCCAACCACCTTCTAACTTTTATACCAGCATCAGTGTTAAAAAATAAAGAAGAGTAACCTATCTTTAAGTTCTGGTTATATAGTAAATGATACATTACTATATTCTCCATGCTATCGTATTGCCTCCAAGTTGCGGTGTCAGAAGATTTACCATCTAATTTACCTCCTATATATGCTATATGCTTATAGGATTCATCTGTAGGTGGTTGATTTTTACCAGCTTTATATCTTGAAAGTTGCCCGTTGAAGTGTATTATATCGCAAGATACAGTTAAATTATATTCTTTCTTTTCAGGTACGTAATCTTTCTCTGTACCTGTAGAATGTATTATTAAATACTCAATCATTATTTCTTTATCTTTTCTATGGTTCTTCCAGCGAAGTATGCACCATATACAGTAATAAGAAGTGTTTGATAAATAGGTATATAAGATGGTGATATAACAAAACTACCAGCGTTTCCGTCAAAAATAGAAACAACCACAAATATTGCAGTTAAAAATATGCATATCAGTGGTCGTATATTCTTACTAAGCCAGTTGTCAGACTTCATGTCAGCTTCCCATCGCTTTGTGACTTCTTGTTGAGCCTGTGCTTCGGCTTTCATAAGAACTTCTTTTATAGCTTTCTTAGCGGCTAATCTTTCCTCACCAGAGGTTGTAAGGTTATCTACTATGTTACCTACACTAGATATAATGTTTCCCCCTAATATGTTTAGTAGTTTACTCATTACAGGTCTGCCCATTTATATTTAGTATCGTTGTCTTCGTCTTTATAAGCCTCCAACACCTGCTTTCTATTACCTTCTTTAATTAAAGAGATATGTATCCAGGCAAAGTCAAACTCATTAATCATTTGGTCAAACTCAACATTGCTTCTAAGTACCCAGTCATAAATTTCTTTGTTAGATATTTGGCCATCGTTCCAAAATTGCAAATCCAAAGCTTCACCTTTACAATGCTGGCTTTTAGTACTTCCACCGATAGCCCGATTGACATTTGGATTCCTGTAACCACTGCTAATCCTAATAGGACCAATAGCGTCACGCATAGGCTGTATAAGATTAGTAATAATCCTTTGAATATTTTGTAAATGTTCTTTATTCGGGCCATTGTCTATACCTAATCGTTTAGCTGTATTGCTTCGAGTTATCTCAGACAGTACAAAATTATCGCTTAATCTCATCTATGTAAATCTTTCTAGTTAGTATGCCGTCGCTTGCTATATAGAAACCTCTAACGGGTTTTACTTCTCTACCCAATACATCATAATAATGTGTTGGAATAAATTTTGAATCACCTAACTCTTTAATTCCTATTGTAAGACAACCTACATCTACAAGCTGTTCTTTAAACTCTTGAGGCCAAGTACCAAGAGAGTCTATCCAATCTACATCAGATAAAAATCCATACTCTGTTTCGTCTATATAAAGATAAGCACCATTCCATCCATCACCGTATGAATCTATCATACTTATCTGGTAATACTCTGGCAAAACAACAGCACCTAAGTAAGGAGATATACCTTCTAGTAGTATGCCACCATTGCAGGTAAGTATCTGCCAAGTAATTTCAGCAGGGTATTCTCCTGTTGTACACTCTACAAACACTGTTTGCTGTTGAGCATTAGCTGTTTTTGATGCAAACATTATTACAAAAAATAGTAAAGCTGTAACTAATACTATCCACCCATATTCTTCAAGTTTCTCTTTATTCATTATTGAAATTTGTTAAATATTATATCATCTATAAATGACTGGACTTCCTTTTGGGTAGTCTTTAACTGCATCATTATGTTAGGGTTAAATCTCTTTTCTTCAATACCGTTGTTCAAGACAATCAAGGTAGGTATAGAAGTAACGTTAAAACGTTGTTGTATTAAAGAGTTGTTAACAATAGATAGCTTATAACTATTGCAATCTTTTAATGAAGGTAGAAAATCAACTTTATTACCATCGTTCCATGCAGCGTAGAATTCAATTACCACTATTCCTTTAGCTGTTTTAGAATCAAATGAGCTAGAAGTGATGAACTCTTGAGCTACAATATTTGTAGTAATCAGTAATAAACATATAAACTTATTCATAAAGTTTTTGCTTAATAAGTTTCATGTCTTCTTTAATCTCAGATACATCGTCTTGTGTATTCATTATCGTTTGACGGACTAGCTTGTCCTTCATATCAAACTCCATACGAGTAATAACAGGGTCTATAGGTAAGGGTAAGTTTCTAGCCTCTGCTATATCGTTTTGTAATACAAACCACATACCTACTAGAGTTGCAATTCCACAAGCTATACCGCCTAATGTTTTTAAACTTAATTGTATTGAAGTATCTTCACTTAATTCTTTAGCCATCGTTTAGAATATTATATAATTTAATCCAACTTTCATTTCGTAAGAAAGTATATCCCAGTACTTGAGATGTCTTCCTTCTACAAATATACTAAAATGTCTGTTAACTTTTGAGCCTGCCACAAAACCTAAATCCCATTCAGTCTGTTTGTTAGGATAAGAATATGAATAATCACTCAGCCCTTTGTGTATAGGGTATAAGGAAACCCAAGCGTGTATCCATGACTGTGTTGTATAGAGATAATAATCAGCTCCTACAACTGCAGAAACTTCTTGTTGTAACCCTAAAAGGTCGAGTTGTTCTTTGTTGTATCTATTAACTAGGTCACCAAAATAATACATATAGAACTCTCTATCTGACTCAGCAATCCACTCTGCAGTACCTGCCTCTGTATCTATCTGCATCCAATCTTCACTACCTCCTGTTGTACTAAAAACACCAAACTCCTGAGCTAATTGCCACCAGTGTTTGTTTAAAGGGTCAGCAAACCATTCTGTAATTGGAGAGTAACCATATACAGGGTGAGAACGATGGGCTACGCCTAAAGTAAGGTCGAGATTACCAAAACTTTTGCGTAGCCTAACCTCGCTCAGAGTGTATTTAAGGTCAATTAATCCATCATCTATATACGATGCTCTTGCTGTATAGTTGTTTGATATGTACCTAAGTTTATATTCATGTTGACGAAACGTCATACCTCTATTTCGTATAGAGGAATATTCAAATAAATACTCTAAGCCAGGAGCGTTAGATATTGTAGCGTAATCACTTATTTCATTCTCTGAGCCCGTGTAAAAATTACCTTGTTTTACTTGGTAATTAAAACGTGCTATCTTTCTAAGACCAATGCTTACATTGTAATTTGGTTTGCTTACGTTAGTAATTTCTACTAACTGTCCTGAACCAGCTACACCATCAACGATAAATGATTGGTTTTCTGAAAACGGAGCTCCTGTTGAAAAACTTGCATAGAACGTAGCAAACTTTAATAATTGTGCGTTAGCTATTAACGGACAAAATAATATTAAATATAGTAGTTGCTTTAACATTTCCATCTTCTTCTAGCTTGTCTTATTCTTGAATCAGGGTCATTCTTTGTCTTAGCACTACTGTTCTTTAACTGACCAGCAGACCTAGCACAATATGACTTCCTTCTACCCGCAGCCTTACTACCTTTCTTAACTGTGCCTGTAACGGCAGTCTTAAGTTTACTACCAGGATTAGCTTTCTTATAAGCCTTAACACCTTTAGCTGTCATTCCAGCACCACTTTTAGTAGGTCTGTAATTAGCTCCTTTACCTTTAGTAGTTTTTCGTATTGGTGTGTCTTTTTTTCTAGGCATTAGTCATGTTGTTTATCAAAATTACAATTAACCATACCACCATTTTTATAATTCTTTGCAGTTTTTTTTGCTCGTTTAAAATTTGCGTTAGTAGGAGCTCCATCGCTACCTTTCTTGCGCATCTTTTCTTTACTACCCGCTTTTATTCTTTTGCGTTTAGCGTGTATATTAGCGTACAAACCTTTACTAGCCATAGTCTATCTATTTTTTTAATTTAGCTTTAACTGCTTTAGATAAATCTTTCATGTGAACTAATGGTTTACTAGTTTTTGTATGCGTCTTTCCTGTATGTAATTTACCGTTAGACATTTTATGACTAGTACCTTTCCATTCAGTACCATTTTTTAAATAATGTTTTACACCTTTCATGGTTTAGTTTTTATATAAAGCTACTGCATCTGCTGCATCTGCTGCATCCATAGATGTTATATCCCCAAACAATACACACCCTCCGTTTATTAGAATAGAAGTACTTGTTACTCCGTCCATAATAAAAGTGTATGTACCATCATTTAAGAATTGACAACCAAAATACTTACCTGAAGTAGCAGTAGTTACAGTTGTACCTTTATGTATGTCAGTGCCTTTAGCAGCTGTTAATCTTGTGTTTAAATCATGTATTGAAGCCATTGTCTTAATTTTTAAGTTGTTGTAAATATAATTATTTTAAATTTGTTTATGAACCACATGCTTCGCAGTCATCATCATCAATCCCGCAAGTCTCAGGTTGTTTTTGTTCTTCTAAATCAACTAACCAGCTATCCCATTGGAGTCTAGCAGTTTCTTCATTTTTCTCTTTTTCGTCTTTACTAGTCTGCATTTACTTTAAAATTACCGTACATCCATGTTTGAATAGATGGACTTTTTGTTAATACTAATTTGTATTTATATGTACCAGGGTTTATTGAACTGTTAGTTGTAGATATAGATATAGATATTTTACCTGTAGAATCTAATGTTCCCGAACCTCCTGTAGTATTTGCAATACCACTACCATTAGATAATGTTATAGCATTGCTGTTGTTGTTATCATAAACAGAGAAAGTTGTTGTGTATCCTGTAAGGTTAAACGCAGAACCACTACTATCAGCTATCACTAAGTTGATAATCGAACTATTGTTTTCTCTAACTACAATATCTATTTTTTGAGATATATCTGTGTTTATTGTTGCCATGCTATATGTCTGCTATATTTATTATTGCTCCGTATATTACTTGTGATGTTGTTGTTGTTATAACCTTTATAGCTACATAGTTAGTTGCTGCTGAATTATAAGCTGTTCTTAAATTTATAACAGCACCAGAGTTTCCATTACCTATTACAGATAATACTCCTGTAGTTGCAATTACACCATTTAAAAAAGTTACCACAGTACTACTAGAATATACAGCATACCCTGTTACTTTCTTACCTTCTGGTATAGCAACAGATGCAAATATTTCTTGTGCAGAGCTAACCACTCTAACTCCTATCTTATTTCTTATATCATCCTCAATAACGGTACGCTCTAAACTAGCATCATCGTTACCCATAAACTGTGTAGGTAGTATCTTAATTGTGTTTCCATATACACCACCATCAGCTCCAGCAGCTCCAGCAGCTCCTCTTGCACCTGTGTTACCTGTAGGCCCTCTAGAGCCTGTGCTACCATTGTTACCGTTAGAACCATCTGAGCCTGCATCACCATCATCTCCTTTAGGGCCTCGTGAGCCTACAACATCAGAAACTACATGTCTTCTTAGTTCATCTACATCTTCTTGTACTAAACCTATTTGATATATAACTCCTGCAATCGCAGGCTCTTCATCAGGGGCAGTTGCAATTTTACCAATGTGACCAGCATCAAACTCATCTTTAAGTTTAACTTTATCTGACCCATCTTTGTCGTGTATAGGGTTTGACTTTTTACTTGCTAATGCCATATTATGTTGTTAAATCAAATACTAATTCGATTGTTATATTTTGTCCACCATCAGGGTCAGCCGTAGGGTCAACCTTTATAGCCATCGTATCTCCTTTACTATAGGCATTGCTTACTGAACTAAAATCAAATAAAACTGCAGCACTTGCACCTACAGCAGCAGTAACATTACCTAAAACTGTAGTTACAGTAGCACCACTAGCTCCTTTATATAGCTTTAAGTTAGTGCTACCCATATTAGTTTCACTCCTAAGAATCATTTTCTTTACAAAACCGTCATACGGAAACGTAAAGTTTACATACTCTGGAGATAAGGTTGCAGTATTTTGCTCATTCAAACTACCATTTAACGGTATGTATCTTGCAAAAGGAAAGCTTAGAAAAAACCCAGCATGTATAAAGTGATGGTGAGCATTTTCTTTCTGTATATTAACACCTTCTATTGATACTACACCAGCTGAAACTCTAGCTATAGTAGTGTCAGTTGCGTGACCTAATTGTACACCTGTAGATGAAAGTATTTGCGTCTCTGATGAATTTAATTTTAAAACTCTATTCGTCTGACCAATATTAATTACATTAGAAACAACTTGAGCTATTTCTGTATTATTAATAAGTAATTTATCAGTAGAACCTGTAAGGTTTAAATCTCCTGTTATATCTTTATCACCAGTAGTTAAAGCTGTAGCTGTAGCTGCATTACCTGATATAGTAGTTTGAACAACATTTGTATTCTTAGCATTGTTTAATACATGCTCATCAAATATTGCTTTTGACATTACCCCACTTACAGAAGTAGTTGCTATTGGTATAGTAGCGTCTGTTCCATCTGAAGATGCTATTACTCTAGCACCTGTACTATTTGCTACAGATAAGTTAGTAACTACATTTGTTGCTTTAGCAGAGTTCGCTTCTAAAGCTATAACTAAATCATCTGACATTGCACCCCAAGCAGTGTTTGTAGCTGCAGGAATTGATATATTAGAACCGTTCGAAGTATTTAGTTGTAGTTTAGTAGCAACCGCAGTAACAGTAAGATTTCCTGCTACATTAGAAACTTTTGCTGTGTTTGCATCTATTTCATCAAACAACGCAGGACTAAGTAATCCAGAAACACTTGTAGTTCCTAAAGGAATTACAGCATCAGTACCATCAGAAGATGTTATTGTTCTAGCTGCTGCAGAACCTGTGATTGCTAAATTAGTAACTACATTTGTATTCTTTGCAACATTAGCAGTGTGTTGGTCAAAAATAGCTTTAGACATAACACCACCTACGCTAGTAGTAGCTACAGGTACAGTAGCGTTATTACCATCAGAGCTAGTCACTATTACTGTAGTCTCGCTTGTAGTAACTCCTAGATTAGTAGTAACGTTTGTAGACTTAGATGTATTTGCGCTTATAGCCGATGCTTGGCCAGTAGTAATTGTAGTTGTATTACCAGCTAAGGCAGTTGAACTACTTGTACCTAAAGCAAGTAGAGCAGTGTTACCTGCAAGGGCAGTTGAACTGCTAGTCCCTAATTGTAGTAAAGCAGTATTACCTGCTAATGCTGTTGAAGAAGATGTTCCTAATCCAGGAAATGATACTTTACTGTTGTTTGTTGAGACATTAGATTCTATAGTATCTAAATTAACAGCCTGTGTAACCGATATATAATCTGTCTTTACTTTAATAGCATTTATATTATTGGCTTGAGCAGATGTTATACCCGTCTTAGCAGTATTTAAAGGAACTGCTGAAGCTATATCTATACCGTCTACAGTTCCTGCTAAAGATATATTACCATTTAACGTAAGATTAGTTGCTGTTACTGTGCCTGTTAAAGTTGGGTTTGTTTCTATCTTAGCACCTGTAATACTTCTTTCTTGATATTTTATAGTACTAAGAGAGTTGTTTGCAATCTTACCCTCAGTAACAGTAAAGTCCTCAAGCTTACCTCCTTGAATAGTACCATCAGATATAAGCTCTCTAGTTACAGTACCAGCCTGTATATGACCTGCATTAATAGCATCTGCAGCTATTTTAGCAGAAGTTACAGCGTTGTTAGTAATCTTAACTGTAGTTACTGAGTTAGTACCTAGCTTAGCTGAAGTTATTTGTTGATTACCTATATCATTAGTTGCTATGGTATTGTCAGCTATTTTATCTGAAGTAATAGCGTTGTTTGCTATTTTAGCTGTAGTAATAGAGCTGTTTTGAATGTTTGTTTCTCCTTGAACACCTTGAGGTCCAGCAACTCCTATTGGCCCTGTAGCAACTACACTTATAGTAGGTGAAACCAAAGCAGAACCAGACAAAGTACCACTGTCTACGGTAGTAATATTTACAGTAGGCTGTGACTTAACTTTAAGAGATATGTTTATTTTTGTATTAGACATTACAAATCTACTATCTTAAACTTTCCATACATAACTGTGTTTGTTTGATTGTCTGTTGACTCCTTAACGTATAATTTGTACTTATAAGAACCAGCTCTTATACCCATGTTAGTAGAAGGAGAGTCTATAGTAAGCACAGCTGTAGAACCAACTACAGTTATTATTTGAGCTTGTACATATCCAGCACCAAAATTAGAAGCTAAAGAATTAAACCCTAGAATCATTTCGTCGTTTGCGTTATATACTTCCATATAAGCAACGTAGTTTGAACCCCCTACACTTACTATATTGTATATAGTACCATCAGTATTAGTTAATGTTATTTGTAAGTAAAAAGAATCATTTTTCCTTGCGGTAATGTCTATTTTTTGTGCAATATCTGCTGAAAGTTTACTAGCCATTATATATTATTTATTTTAATGCTAATTTAACATTTTTTTTTGACACTACTTTTACTTGTATATTATTATTTAAAGCAGTAACTTTAATTGATTTTATTTTAATCTTCATATTACAGTAATGTATATAATAAGTTGTTATATGTTTTTAAGTTTAGTGTACTAATAGATAAAGAAGACACTCTTATTTGACTTAAGTTTGCTGCGACTGTAGGACTAGCTGAAACAGTAAGAGGGACTGTATTACCACTATCATCAGTCAAGTGATAAAATACTGTTTCGTTAGCTGCAAAACCATCTTTAGCTGTAGTAAGGGAGTCATTTAGAGGTGCGCTAAAGGAATAAGAATTATTTGGCAACGTAACTGACTCATTATACTTTAAAGTCGCAGAGCTTGCGTATGTTACCCCTCCAGAATCTTTAAGTTTTATATCAAAAGATATGTGTTGTTGAAATTTCTGTATATCTTGCAATATTTCAGCATAACTTAAACCCACTTCAGCACTTTCTTCATTAAAATTTAAATCTCCTTCATTATTATAAAAAGCCAACCAAAAAGCTCTGTACCCATTATTTCTATAGTACTCTAAAAGGCTACCTTTTAGTTTGTTTATTATATTTAACTTAAATCTTGTTAATGAGGAAGTCTCAAGAGTAGTAAAAAAATTATATAACGTGTTATATATAAAAATAACCTGAAAATCAGAACCTTTAGATACTATATCGTCAACCTTATCTGGAATAGTAATAGGGTCAGCAAGGCTAACAGTTACTCCTGTAAAAACGTTAGACACTCTAATAGCATTTAAAGTTGTTGACCTTGAAAACTTGCCTCTTCTCTTTCCCATATCGTTACATTGTTATTTCTATACTTCCAGAATTAGTTTGAGACCCTGTATACTCTATCTTTAATTGATACCCTTGACCAGCGACTAAAACCCCTATACCATCAAACCCCCATTTTGGTAAATAAACATTACCTTGAAAATCCTTTACAATAATTAATGTACCATTTAAACCTTGTTCAATGTTAAGAAAGTTGACATTATTAAAATCAGAGTTAGTAACTCCATTAAATATCATTGGCCAAGTAGGGTGTTGAAACTCTTCTCCTGTTAGTCCATCAACATTAGGTAATGGATTTCCTATTAAATTATACCCAGTTTTTAATGGAATAATACTGCCGTAAGCTCTATTTCCATTAGAATCAGCTTCACTTAAAGGATTTCCTTTAAAGCTAAAAGATTGAGCATTTGTTAATTTCATAAAATAAGCTTTATTATTAGTAAAATTACCAATTCCATTAAAATTAAATGCTGGTAAATAAGAATTACCAAGGTTGTCTTTTACTATAATAATATTATCTGAAGGATTTTGTTGAGCTCCTAAAACACTTAAGTTTTTACTATTAACAAAAGAACCACTAGAATCATCATAATCTCCATCTACATCTATAGTTAAACAGAACATAGACCAACTAGCTGGAGAAACCCTAGTATGTATTTCAAAATAATTTGAATCTGAAATATCAACCTCTCCCGAACTACCTAGAGTATTAGGGAAAACTATATCTATACTTTCGTATGAAGATACTACGTTTGGGGCTGAAAAAACTGCAGGGTATAAAGCTTTTTGACCTTCTACGTCGGATATTTCTAATACTGTAAAGTCTGGCATATCATGTAAAGCTAAATATATTACTAGTTTCTATTCCGTTTATAGAAAAAACTATTTCTGGATAAGACTTCCAATCAAATTCTGATATTGCACCTGAATTTTGAACAACACCTACTAATTGAGCTTTAAATTCTAATATTAAAGAATTTAATGTAGAGTATTTTAAAACTAATTCAGCATTATGTATATAATTAGCTGGAGAATTAGGAGCAAATAACACCTTAAAAAGAAGCACTTGGTTGGTGCTAGAAAAAGGACTTAAAGTAATAGAATTAACTAACCTTATATTATTTATAATACCCGTTAAAGGTATTAAAGGGGTTTCAGACCAAGGATATTCATTAGAATTCGCTATAAAAGAACCCCCACTTTGCTGGCTTATCGGTATATACCAATTAAATTTAGAATAATTACTAAATGTTGCATAATTTATAGCAGGAATAACGCATCCAGAATGTATAGTTACATCTTGATTAGTAGTATTTTTAATTTCAAATTGCATATACCTAGCAGGTGTTGGCTCTAGATTTAATCCAGAGCCATTAAACACACTAGCTACGCATTCAATAGAACTAGGCATATTAACCTATACTTATATTCCCAAAGTTTATAGTCTGACCACTTGAAACTGCATCACCTTCTGCATCAGCTGTTATTATTTGAGCATTATTAGCTACTGTAGTTTTAAATAAATAAATAGACTCATATAATCTAATACCATTTGAGTTGTAAGCAGAAGGTGTTAAGACTTCAAACGCATCGTTTGTAGTATTATAATACCTGTGATTATAATAATCTGCAGGCATAAATACAATCCTCATCCAAGACTGGTAATTACCAAAAGAATTTGCTGAAGATGTAGCAAAAGGAATTTCCATTTTTATATTTAAAGTAGGATTTACTTTTGCCCCACCTACCAAAGTCAATCCCGTGATTGTTGTAAGTGAGTCGGCTTCTAAAGCAGGGTCTTTATCAAGTCTTTCTATAAGCCCACTTGAAGAACTTGGAGTAAAATTTAATGCTCCAGCCCCATATCCAGCTTGATTGTCTTTAGCAAGATTCTCAAAATTGTTAACGGTAGATTCACCAGTATATTTATGAACCAATAAAGAATGAACTGCAACAGCGTTTTGTCTTCCTAAATTTTTATAATAAGTTGTTGGGTTATCTGAATACCATCTATTAGAATCACCAACAGTACTAGTACTAGCAGCGTTTTCTGTGTAAAACGAATATTTTGTATTAAACGATGGTGTTCCTCCTGTTCCGTGGACATTTCCATCTACACCTTGTATAGAAACCAAAAGAACAGGGTCGTTAGCATTTGTATTTGGTTTATACCCTAAGTCAGCTGAACTATTGTTTGTTAAACCATTTATGTTATAATCATACATTCCAGAGTTAGTACCAGTCTCTATACTATGTAAATATAAAATACTATCTCCTGGGTTAGTTAAAAGAACTCTACCAAAAGAAACGTACTTACCTGAACCATCAACTGCTGCAACTGCACTTAACATCTTATAGATGTTATTGTTTGGTACAAAATCTCTAAGTTGTGAGTTGTCTGCTTTCTTTATATAAGGAGTGTACGTGTTGTAAGATTTATTTCCTTTAAAATATAACGTCTTATTAGGACCTTGATTAGCAACAAGTATAGCAGTATCTATTTTAAATGCAGTAGAATTAGTTATAGCAGATACTTTACCTAAATAAGCCCCACTTTCATTAGTTAAATAAACTTTCATACCAACAGTTACATAGTCAGTATTACCTGTAATGTGGTCAGCAGCAGCAGCATTACCGCTATCTAAAGTAGAAGACGCTTGTATATGTGTTTCTGGATAAGATAAATTTGTAGAGGTACTAATAGAATTAGTAGCTCTACCAATAGTATCTGCAAGGGCTGACCAACCAGCACTAGTGCTAGAACCAGAAGCTTGAACAGTAACATTTTCGTTTACATAAACTCCACCTCTATGTCCAGAATACATTGTTCTAACGCCCATAGCCGTGCTAAGAGGAAAACTACCAGTCGTGTTGTTAATTGTAGCATTACTAGCATTATACCAACTTGTTACTGGAGATTTATTTATAGTACCATCCATAACACTAGTAGCACCTGAAGTAGTGTTTGGAACATTACTTAATTGTGTGTATATAGACGAAGGAAAGGAAGTATTAACACCATTTTCTTGTGGTGTCAAATCAGGATAACTAGGTCTTAGTTGGTGTTTTAAAGTATAAAAGTTTGCACTAGGAAGAGTAATATGAGGATAATCACCATCTATATTCCATCCAATTGAGTCATTTGAATCCATTGTAAAAGAAGACTTAGCTACACCCCAATCATTAAGGTATTCAGATGTAATCTTAGAATTATCATAAGCACCACCCCAAAGTTTACTTGTTGTAAGTGATATATTACAGTCATAATGTAATGCTACATCTTTAGTGTCTGCATTAGAAAAGCCAAAAGCAGCAAATGAACCTGTAACAAAATTACCATCACCGTTATTGGCAGCTGTTATTGCAAATTTTGATGGCTCAACACTACTTGAAAATAAATCAGTATTTGTCAAATTAAACACTCCAGATTTACCTCCAGTTGTAAATGTAATTTCTGAACCGTTATCTTCTCCTGAAGTTGCTCTTGCCCAATTGTTCCAACGAACATTAATAATTAAATTAATTGTACTTTCATTTAAAGCTACAGAGTCTTGAGAGTCTAAATTAGGTGGTGTAGCTCCATTGCCTGTAGATTTTCTATTATATCCTGCAACTTTTTGTGACTGAGTTGATGGTATTGTCATTCTTTCGTAAATACCAGCCTTTAACTTAAACATAAAGTTTTTCTGAGCAGTTGTATAAGCAAACGAATCACTGTTAAATTGAAGTCCATAAACCTGACCAATAGCAAATTCATTTAGAATGTAATTATGTCCTGTAGCTTGAGTGTTTGTGTCAATCAAATTTTTAGTACCATTAAAAAACCCAGTATTAAGGTGAGTGTAATCTACATTTTTATAAAGACTTATATTAGTATTATTTACATCAAAATCCGAGGAATCTGAAGTTAACGTATATAAACCTTCCTCTACAGAATCAATATCAGTAACAGCAGATATTTTCATCCAACCAGAGGCATTACCTCCAACAAAATTTTGGCCTATGTTATGTTTTGAAAGGTCGCTAGGAACTGCAACCGCAGTGTCGCCACCTAAAGATAGAGAACCACTAGAAGCACTTACTTCAGAAGTAGTCCAAGCAAAATCACCTCCAACTTGAGTACTTACGTCACTAACTTCAATAACACTTTTAGTTTGACCTACATGGGCTCTAAAAAGAGTATTTGTTTTTGCTGTACCATAATAACCTAAATCTAAAGTACCAGTATCAACAGCCGTCTGTTCTGTAGTAAATACTTCACCAGAAAGAGACCCTAACTTTGCATTAAGAACAACGTTATTAAAAGATTCACTTTGTATATTAATAGTATGAGAACCTGTATTTGAAGTTATTTTTATTGCAGTTGAAGAGTTTTGTGTTTCTACGACAATAGGATTGTATTGTAAAATAAAAGCTCCGTAAGAGTTAGCTGGAATACTATTAGCTAATAAGCTATCAATTTTATATATAGGAATAGTTCTTCCAGTTTGTCCTAATTGAGTGTTGTTAATTTGAGTACTATCTATATTTGCATCAGCTGTAAGATGAAGGAACATATTAGCAGCATGAGCAGTGTTATCACTAGAAACACCAAATTTTGGAAGTGCTACAGGGTTAACTAAAACGTTAGTTCCAGTAGCAAGATTTTGTGGCTTTCCCATAAACACTTTACCTGCATTGTTTTCAGGGTTCATTTTAAATGAACCAATAGTACTATTACCCGTAACGGTTGAAAGAAGCACATATGATGTTTGTCTTTCTAATTTTATTTCACTTATGTTTAACAAACTACCAGCAGCTCCTGTGTTTTTTACAACAATAACAGCGTAAGCTGCTTGCACACTATCGTTAGTGTTTTGAAATGTGTAAACATCAAACCCCTCCTCTACAGCGTTATTGTCTAAATCAAAAGTGCTTGCAGCTACGCTATTTGCAGTAGTGTGATTGTTTCCTGTAATTAATGGGTAATGTGCCATTTTATATTAGTTTTAAATAAGTTGAGTCCGATTCGAACCATATTCTTTTAGTTGACGTTGTATTAGGTATACAAAAACCTAAAGACTTTATCCAATGCCCAGAAGAGGAAGTTGGGGTGGTATCTAAATTACCACTTGAATTTAAATATATTGTTCTTCCAGCAGTCCAATTAGTTATATTAGAAGCTGAATTACTAAAATCAAAATACCCCTTATGCAATAAAGTTAATGTAGTTCCTGTATAAGATAAAAATAACATTAAATTATTATACGCTCCTCCAGTTGTGCTATTTAAGTTAACTTTATTTAAAGTTGAAGCGTAAGCGTTAGCTGTTCCTGAAGCATCAGTTGCAAAGTACACTATATCTCCTGCTACTAAAGTAGATAAATTAAGAGTTCCTGTGCTTGCAAAATTAGGAAAAACATACTTAAAGCCATCAAGCTCTTTAGCTAGTTGACTGTAAGGAAGAGAACCCATAGTAATATTAACTGCACCAGACAAATCAAAGCTTCCAATGTTAGCTGTCCCTGTAGTATTTGTTAAACTATATATCTCTTTAGGTACGTGAGTAAATTGATAATTATTAATGGGTTGAGGTTCAAATACATCTGTAGTAGCTGCAGTTGGCGATATTGCAACATTAGACACAGACGTTGTAATATTTAACGTCTGTGATGCTGTTGATACTGATATAGCTACTTCTGTTGCCATTATATTTGTGTTATGTCAGCTCTTAATGTAAACTTTCCGTACAACCATGTTATATACTCTACACTTCCTCCGTCAGGATACTTATAAACTTGGAAGTCATAATTGTATTCTCCAGATTGAAAATCAATATTGTTAAAAGGAACATTAATCGTAACAACACCTGTGTTTGGAGCAAAATATATAGCAGAGCTAGTTGTTGTACCCCCTGTGTAAAACCCTTCTTGATTAGCTTCAGGGAATCTATCTTTAGGATGAATACCATCAAAAGTACTACCGTGCTCTTGGTTATCTCTCCAATAATCACTAAAAAAACTTATAACTTTATCTCCACTAGAATTAACAATAGTCATTTTTCCTTGATAAGAAGGACCAGCTCCCCCACTTGCAGCAGGGAATGCTACTACATTACTTACAGAATCCTTAACTGTAAGTATCATTTTAAATGTATCGTTTCTTCTAGCAGTAATATCTAAGTTTACTGCAACATCTGTATTTAAAGTAGTAGCCATGTTTTATTATTTATACAAATATACTAATTAAAGTTTTTAGTTTTTTTTGTTAGTTTAAAGGTCTTTGTCTTTTGTCTTTTTTATTTTCTAACTGTAAAGGTTTTCTAAGAGGAGCTGGTAATAACCTTGCAAAGTGTGCTACAGATTTTAAGTCTCCTTTATCTCCATACTTAGCTTTACGTTGGTATTCAGTTTGTTTTGCTGTATGATAAAGTGCAAGAGCTAAATTTTCTATCGTGTCTGTTGCAGGTATGTTAGTCATATACGTAAGCTTTGGAACGTTACCTAATAAAAGCATATCTCCTAAAAGTTTCTCAAACAACTTAGCAGTTTCATCTTCTGGCTCGTCATCATCATTAGTAGCAATAGCTATAGCGTATAGTAAAGAAGCAACCATAATACCGTTAGTTCCATACATTACTCTCATTACAGCTTCACGTTCGTGCGGTTTAAAGTTCTCATTAAGTTCTTTTCTAAACTCACTAAATTTCCACAGCTTACCTTCCTTATGCATTTTATCTATAAACTTCCTAGCTCCTATTATTGAGCCCATACGTAAATTACCTAAGTCATCCACATCTTCAGACTTAAACCTGTCAGCTAAGAAAGTTGGAAACCATCTTTTAAACTGCATGGCCATAGTACCAAGAGAGAATAGTTGTATGTAACGTACATCAGTTTCGGAATACCCTCTACCTTGTACATCAATTACTTTTCTTTCTAAGGTAGCTACATCCTGTTGAGTTAGTCTATCTTCTTCTGCTCCATTAAATTTAAGGTCTCCGTTCTTGTCTATAAAATAACCATCCCATTGCTTTTGAGTTAATTGACCTAAAAATTGTGCTTGTTGTATCCAATTCTCTGCAGCTACCATAGGGTAGAAGACAACAGAACTTAAAGAACTTGCACCTAAACCTTCGGCTAATTCCTCTGCACGATATGTAAGTATACCTAGTTCGTCAATCATCTTACGAGCTTTAAGCCTAGCAGAGTTGTCGTAAATCTTATCGCTACTTAATCCCCAATATCTAGCTTCACCTTTTATTAAGGCTTTACCACCAGCTTGTCTATAAGCATTGTATTTACCAATCAACACGTTACCTTTTGCAGCAGGAATATTAAATCCTAATGCAATATACATAGTCCATTGAGTGAAGAAGTTAGCTAGAACTTTTTCTGGTTGTTGTCCAAATGTATACCTCGTAATTTTAGATGAAGAGTCACTCAAAGTAAGATTTTTTTCTTTAATAAGGAATCCTTCTTTAACTACTTTCTGTAGAAACTTTCTAGCGTTTATATGATTATCTCCAAGACTTGACATAGCTGCATCTATCTCAGCAGTCTTATCATTAAATCCTGAAAAAGCCAGCTTGTAATCCTTAAGACTTGCATCTCCTTCGTTTGACCTTATATGCTTTAATCCAGAATATCTAGAATCAGTAACTTTTTTGTCGCTTATATAAGAGTGCTCTAAAGCTTTATCGTTTCCAGCCCACGAAAGAGTATTCCAAACTTTAGCTTTAGGGTCATAGAACATATTACCATGCAAGAACATAAAGTCTCTTACATAAGTGTTTAAAGCCTGGTGTATATTATGAGTGGCTAAGTAACCAGAAGTCATAGAACGTGAGTGTACATACCTGTTAACAGCTTCTTCAGATTCTAAAGCCATAACGTCATTAACTGGTGATGTTACGTTTATATCGTTATCGTTGTCGTCTTTCTTGTTGTCCCATAACTCTTGAGCTCTTTTTTGTATAACTCTATATGCTTCAACTCTTTGAGTTCCAGTCATAACTTGTTTGCTATTACCTTTAGAAGAAATCATCTTTACCCCACCTTTAACTATCTGAGCTCTTGATATTTTAAACGACTCTCCTGGAGCATGCATAAAGATAGCCTTCCAACTAAAGTAATCTAAAGTTGCTGGTTCACCCGTTATAGGGTTAACACCTTTAATCATTACATCAGAAAGCATTTCATCACCCTTAAACATTTGGTAGTACATACCGAACAAACCTCTTCTATGGTAAGTTTCCCAGGTACTAGAGTTTATGTTAGCAACATAGTTAGCTCCTTTAGTCGTCTTATATAAGTTTTTAGCTTTTATTAATTCTTTGTAGAAGTTTGTATACTTAACATACATTTCTATATACTCTTTCTCAGACTCGTGTAAATTTTTGTATTTTTTACCTTCTTTCTTTAAAGATATAGTATTACCATACTTACCACCTTTGTTAAATAAATCTGGGTGCAACTCTAAATTAGACCTATCTCTGTAAGATACTACACCTTCCTTATCTGTTATCTTTTCAAGACCAGTGTAAGACTTGTAGAAATTCTCAAACAACTTTTCACTATAACCCATTGTACCTATAGGCATGTAAGCCATAAAAGCCTTAATTCCTTTAGCAGCTAAATCGCTACCAAACTTGTGCTTGAATAAGGAATCCAATTTATCGTTCATTTCTTTAGCAACAAGAGATATGTTTCTTGTATACTTCATATGAGTCATTTTGATGTTCTTGTTTATATAAGCTATCGCTGGCTTAGTTTTACCAAAATCACCTGGAGACATCCATAGATTTAATCTAGAAATATCTTTAGATTTTTTGTGTTGTTCATTGATAACCGTTTCTACAAATTTCTTACCGTGTGCATACTCCCAATCAGTGATTTGTTTTTCAGCTATATGATTACCAAAGTTATGTTGAGCTAAACGAAGTAATGTATCAAAAGCCATAGAATCTAACTTGTAAGACTCTTTACCTATAACTACAGTACTTTTATCTATTACATCTCTAAGGTTAGTGTATATATCTCTAACATCTTCAAACTTTTTATCTAAAGCTTTCTTGCTCTTTTCTTTATTATTATGGTCTAGTCTGTATATGGTATCGTCTAATTCCTTACTAATTTCTTTATTTATTTCAGCAGCTCGTTTTACAGACTCTTCATAAACTTTAAACCTTAAATCCAGGTCTTCCTGCATGTTCTCACTTAAATCTTCTATTTTTTGACCTTTAAGTAGAACTTTAGCTGCATACTCATTTTTAGTGTAAGCAACACCTGTATCTCCGAAATGGTCTCTACTATGAGATGCTATCTTTAAAAACTTCTTTTTAGGCCCTTTACTAACCTCATGTACAGAAGTACCATTCTCAGCATGCTTAACTTTAGTTAAAGCTTCCATAGTGTTGAGCATTGATAACTCAGGAAACTGATTGAAATAAGGGATTCCTTTACCATATTGGAATGGGAAAGTTTCTGAAGGGTTTACATCTCTATAAGCAGAAGTTGCTTGTTTATCAAATTTAATTTCAGACACTTGATTAAGTGGGTTAGCACCTATCTTATTAGTTGTTACAGTAAACAACCCTCCATTATGCTTATTCCTTATAGTTGATTCTCCAGTCTTTGTATTAGTAGTCACTTTAGCATTAGGGCCATTCAACCCAATCTGAAGCACTAAAGCAATTCTTCTGTTGTCTAGTTCATTATCCCCAGTGAAGTTCATTATATGACTTAGCTTTTCTTTCATTATAGCCATGTCATCAGTGAAGTTACTTACAGCTGGGTCGTTTATAACACTAAACATACTATTCACTTTAGAAGAATAAGCAGCAGACATGTAAGGTATCATAGACTTTCCAGGGTTTTTAGAACCCCAACCAGTTGATAACAAGTCATTAAATACTAAGAACCTCTTAAGGGATTCAGGAAGCTTTTCAAAATCCTTTCTATATATATCAACATGCTCAGTAAACTCTAACTCTCGTTGAAGCTTAGCAACATCTATATCAAACTTAATATAATCTGCTATTTGTGTTTTACCTTTCTCTGTTATATAACCCTTAGTAGGCATAATCTTTAGTATACCGTCAGCTCCCAACCATTTGTTCTGATTGTTTGAGTTATCGTTTTGGAATGCTTTAGCTACATTACCAGCAGCAGTTGTTAGGTGTACTAACTTTCCTGCATTTGTTGGTAGTGCAGCAAACTCTTCGTATTTAAGCCCCATTTCCTCCTTAAACATACCACCTAGTTGTAGAATCTTATTAGATACATCATAACCAGCATGAATAAGAGCTCTTGATAACGTTAAAGCTTTAGTCAGTTGACTTATTAAATCAGAGTCACTAACTAGACCGTTTAGGTTTTTATTAAATATTCCAAGAGGTATATCTTCACCAGCACTATTTTGAATATTCTCTATACCTAAAATTCCTGAAGTACCTTTAACTTCTTCGAAATTGTAATCCCCAAGTAATCCTTCAGCATAACCATTACTTAATTCTGCAGACTCGTCTATAGCTTTCTGTATAAGCTTTTCGTTTGTTTCTAACTGTCTCTTATACAAAGGATTCTTTGCTCTTAATCTTTCATCTATACTTGGTTGAACCTTTAAAGCTTCTAACGCTGCTTGATGTTGTATTAAGTTGTCAAGAGGGTTTGCAGTAAACTTCTTATCTAAACCTACGAATAGACTTAAATCTTTAAGGTCTTGACCTATCTGACTAGTAACATAATAAAGAAGCATAGCTTTATCATTAACATCTTTTTCATCATTCTTAGACTCTTCAGCGATAGAAGGTATGTTAAAAGAAAGACCTACTCCACCACCAAAAACTGACTGTATAACTTGACTTAAATTTGCAGGCTCTTCACCTCCTATGTTGTATTCAGCATCTAAGCTCATTGCAGCCTCATTAGCCCTATCGTATATCTCCTTAGAGTTCAACCCTTTAAGGGCAGCCCAATTCATATCTCTTATATACGTAGATATTTGAGCAGGCTTAATACCATACTTCATCATCATTATAAACTGTCCAGCAGTTTCTTTTATGAATTGGAAGTTAGCTCTGTTATTATTCTTACCATCATCTAATACTAAGTTTAAGTACTTACATACCTCATAGTAAGTTCCAGTACCATCTTTTTTAACTACGTTATCTAGTGTAGTTAAAGTAGATTTATTCGATGCTACAAAATTATTAAATCCTTGTATGTCTTTTTCTGAGCCTAGTTCGTGAATTTGATTAGTATCCCTTTTAACAAGGAAGTGGTCGCCATCATTAAGCATAGCCCCGTCATGACCATTTTTATAAGCATCTCTATTGTTTTGTAAATCTTCTTGTACTATCTCTTCTTTGTATGAGTTTTTAATATTTAGCAATACTTCCTGTACCTTCCCTACGTCACTTGATTTAAAGTATAAAGATTTTAATTCGGCTAATAATTTTTTATAATCATCTATTGTGTCTCTATAGTCTGTATCATCAAATGGCTTCATTGCATCACTCTCTGATTCTATCTTAACTATATCATACATTCTTTTTAACTTCTCTATCTTGTTAAAAATAGACTTATCAGACGGACTAAGTTTGTTTATAGCATTTGGTACAAATCCTTTAAAAAAGTCATCTGGAGCTAGCGGCTCATGATATAAACTTTTTATTAGACTTTCATCATACTTATTTTTTAATCCCTCTTTAAAGTTTTTATCAATAGAATTGGTAGGATTTCTTTCAGAAATTATACCGCTTTTAGGAACGTTAGCTTTAGCAAAAAGAGTTGCTTCTCCTTTTACTGTTGTAAAATATTGATATGTTGAGCTTGAAGCTAATGGGTCTGAGCCTCTATACACAACGTCCTTCACTTCACTATTAGGGAATACTGTTTCCAAGAATTCTGAATACTCTTCTGCAGTTCCAATTTCTGATAACTTTTTATTGTTAGAATAAAAATCTAAACCTAAAGAACTTTTACTAAACCCTTTATCAATTTGAAACTCTATAGCTGTACCATCATAAAGAAGTTCAGGATTACCTTGAGATATATAGTTGTACATAAGGTTCTGAGATGCAATTATACCAATCATCGGTACATTACCCTTAGTCGTCTCATATATATTACTTGCACCTAATAAACCTAAATCATTATTTACTTCAGTACTTCCTTCTTCATTTCCAAACAAAGCAAGGTTACTAGATTTTGTAGTAGATTCAATTTCAATCTCTTGAATTAACATATTAACCACAGAAGGCTCTGAGTATAAATCTATAATAGATTGTATAACGTTATTTTTAGCATTCTGTAAGTCAGTTAAATCTTTACCTGTCTCTACTATATTAATGTGTAGCATATCCCCATCGAGGTCAGCTCCCATAATAGAAGAGGTCTTAGAGTTAACAGCAATAGTATTACCTTGCTTGTCAGATATTTTAGCAACTCTCAATACTACAGTAGAACCTGCAGATGATGCTGGTATACGAGTAGCAAGAAATAATATTTCTTCACCACTAGTTCTAGCTTTTTCTACATCCTCTTTAGTTACACCTAGCATTTTGGCCATGTGTTGAGATATAGATGCTTCAGCATGCGATACTTTTAAGTTACCTTCTGTACCGCTTACACTAATAGGCTTTAAAGCTTTGTCTGTTTCTACCAATTTACCCTCACCTGACATTTCAAATCCTTGAATTATATCAGACTCTTGTAAAGATAGAGTACCCTCAGTTCTTAATTTAAATCCTTTTTTTCTTAATTTAGAATTAGCCAACTCTAGAACTCTCGCTCTAATAGTAGGTAAAGAATCGTTACCTTCTTGGAACATAACAGCTTGGACAGGAGGCATAGATGATGACTCCATATCTTGTTTAGCTAATCCTTCGTATGTAAGGCTAGCAATCTCTTCGTTATATTGTAAATCTAAAGCAAGTGCGTAAGCATTCATAACCTTCTGAGAAAGAGCTTGTACGTTCGTATCCCAGTGGTCAGCAAATACATTCATGTTAGATATACCTTGCTTTGCTACAGTTGCTGAATTAGCTTCTTTATCTAACTCATTCTGTACACCAAAGAATCTACCATCAAATCCTCTAAGTTTGTTAACCTCATCGTAACTCCACTTATCTAAACGACCATTAAGGTCAAAGTTTCCATCATTTAACTCCTTTAAAGAGAATGTATTAACTCCTTTAATGTTAAACTTCTTAACACCACTATCTGCATAAGATAAAACTCTATGGTTCTTTAAACCTTCATCAGAATAGAACTTCTCTCTAGCTTTTAACGACTTATATACTCCACTAAGAGGTCCTCTAACCTTATTGTTTAATACAATAGTATGACCTTTAAAGTAGAATTGATTAGATTTCTGCCCTGTATGAGAAGCTATCCTTTTGTTGTCTACATTTCTACCGTATCCAACAAGCTTGAATGAGCCCTTAACATCAGATAAACCACCATGATTACCCTCTAATCTTGTTGCTTCCTCTTGCGTTATGTATGAGGCTGAATCAGCAAGCTTAGGAGTTAGTGTTACCTCTTCAAGTTTACCTGTTTCATAATTGAATATTTGTACTTTCTGAGATTCGTTTTCAAATTCTAAATCTTGGTCATCAAAAATAATGGTCTCTACTCTGTTGCCAGAATAAGAAGAATCGTGTGGAGCAATAAGACCCGTAGAGCGCTTATTCTTCATACTAAAATTCTGCTCTTCCATTGTGTTAGCATTCAGGTCTTGTAACCAGAACTTGTTTGTAAAGTAATTCATAGAAGATACGGCATCGAGAGGACTTCTTCCTAACTTATCCATCATGGCTACATGAGTCTCTACATTATTTAAGTATTGAATCTTACCATTTATAGTTTGTTGGAACGCTAGTTTACCTAATAGGTTAAGCTCTCCTTTTACCTTAGACTTCTGAGTGTCAGAGTTCTTTATTTTATAACCTTCTGATAATAAGCTATCTATAGTGGCTTGACCAGTAACCTTAAACAAGTCAAAGTCACTGTTGCTATTATGATTAGCTATAATCTCTCTAGTCTTAGCGTTGTGGTAATCTACGACCTCATCCATCTTGGCTTGCAACTCTGTGGTTACAGCCATTACATACTTTCTCTTAACATTATTTAAAGCTAATAACTTTTGACTTTTAGTAGCGGTTATATCAACCATTAACTCTAAGTGCTTATCTATAGCTCTTAATTGTTCTTCAGTAAAGTCATTACGATTGCTTACAGCATTCTCTATAAATATAGCAACACCACCTTCTAAGTTGTATTGATTGTCTGCAGGAATTAGAGTAGCCTTAGCGTAGTATCTTCTAGACTTATCAGAGTAGTCACGGACAACCTGATTATATTCTTTAGACCCAGACTTTAAAGCCCTATTAATTTCATTAATATCTCCTTCAGTAATACCTACACTAGATATGTTTTGTCTATCTAATTCAGATTTTGAATCACCAAGTAAAGAAAGGAACTCTAACTTATAGTCATCCTCAAGAGCCCTCATAGCATAAGGGTTTTGATACCCTTCGTAAGAGAATAATTCAGCAAAAGCCATTCCGTCACCCTTATTCATAAAGTCTCTTAGTGAGTCTGCATTGTATTCTAAGAAGTACTTTCTTGTATTAAGATTAAGAGTCTTGTCTTCTGGTGTCAATATAGTAGACATGTAACCTTCGTTATGCTCTGAATTAAATGTGGCTATAACTGCTTGTGCTAGTTTTTTATGCCCCTGTAAATCATTAAGAGAACTAGAATTATTCTTCCCTCCGTCTTCACCTATAACAGTATACATAGCAATAGAACCCCTTTCAGAAGTCTTCCACTCTTTTACTATCTCTCTCTCCCATACTTTTTCGCCAGGCTGTATTCCAGAAGTGGAAAAGGACATAAGCCCGTTTTTCTTAGCATAGGCTTCTTTTTGCTCTTCAGTCTTTAATTCTGTAAGCTTAATCTGTCTAGTAACTTTACCATTCCTTTGATATTCTGGTCCTTTAGGGGAATTAGTTAAACCAGCTTCAGGAAGTGTCTGAACATATTTAACATCATCTACTTTATCTGCAGGAAACTTATCCATAGAATTGTAAGCGTCTTCAATTTGCTTATCAAAGTCGTCTCTAATCTGAGACATAATATCTTTATCTATAAGTGTATTGTCTTGTATTTTATCTCCACCTATCTTGTTTCTTATTTTAGCAATAAAGAACGGCATAAACACATCAGCATTAGCTTTTTTCTTTAAGTCTTCAAGAGAAATATTGTTATTTTTAACGCTCTCGGCTAAATCAAAACTAATTGATTGGTTATATAAAGCTTTAAGCCTGTCGCCTTCAAAGTACTCTCTAAGCGTAAGGTTCTTTTTTGTTTCTTCATCGTATATACGGAACTCATCTAAAGCTAATTCATTGAAATTAAAAGAAGCTCCACTCTCGTTAGTACCAAATGGTAAAAAGAAAGCGTTTATAAAATGAAGTAAGTCTTTGTCTCGTTGCCCTTTTTCATATGTGTGTTTAGGAGCGTATACAAGACGTGCTAAATTCCTAGTGTATAGTATTCTTTTTCTAAGCTGAGATAACATTCCAGCTTGTCTTTCATTTGTAGGTGTTGCATTAACATTCTCAGTTAATAAACCTAATGGTACATTACCTGTTCTTTGTTTATTTAAAAACTCAGAACCAAACATTACAGCATCCTTAAGAGCAGTCTGTACTCTATTTGCGTCTTGTCTTGACAAAGCAGGAGCGTATCCATCAGCAGTAAGAAAGAGACCTTTCTCTGTAGTCATAGAGTTCATCTGAAGATATAACCCACCTAATACAGAACCAAATGCCATGTTAGCACCTTTCTTTGTGTATGGTATTGCAGTCTTTGGCATTAACTCATGTTGCTCTACTAAAGTTGTAAGGAATCTGGCAACATGCTCGTCGTTATTTTCCATGAAGGTAAAGCTCTTACCTGCTTCTTGTAACCTTAATGCATCTATAAGACCATAAGCATTTTTAACAAACTCCTCTTTAGTCTTTCCTTGGGCAAAACTTTTTATATGGAACAATAATTTATCCTTACCAATGATTACATCCCTTCTGTAAGTTTGACTTACAATTTGTAAATGGAACTCAAGAATAGAATATAACTTATCAGACAATTGCTGAGGGTTATCATCTATCATTGCAGAGAATATATCATCTGCATCAATAGATAACTTATCACCATTATTATCCGTAGATAGAACTTCCTTCTGAGCCTTAGAGAACTTAGCTTCTAAAGCTTTTAAGTAGGCATTATCAGATTCAGACAACTTCTTAGATAAAACCTTAGAAGCTTCAGCTGTAAGACCTGTAAGGTGTTGATTACGAATAAGAGCTTTTATCGTACCCTCATTGTTTCTTATTAACTGTAAAGCTTGTTTGTAGTCTTTTGTGTTATAATAATCAGATAGTACATCACTTGCTATATCTACATAAGATTTATTTATACTCTCAGTTAGTAGTAACTTCTCCTGTATATATTTAGATAATTCATTAACAGTAAAGTCCTTTTTCTTATCTACCTTAAGTATCACATCTAGTTCAGTAGCTACAAATGCTTTAGCTCTTTGATGAACAGAGCCCTTTAAGTCATTTAGTAAATAATTAACTTCATCTATTACTCTAGACTGCTTTAGAAGTTTCTTATTTAATGACTGTTGAGTTGTAGCAGTGTAAGCACCGTACTTAGCTTTGTTATCAGCTATTAACTTATTAACATTCTTAAACTGTTCCTCTAAACTCTGCTCTCCATTAGCTTTATACAAGCCTTTAGATACAGCTTCAAAAGCAGACTCTGCTTCTTCTTTAGTAACAGAATCTTTTATTTTTTCTTTCCAAGCTTTTAGCTTGCTATTGTACTCTGTCTTGTTTTGACCAGAAATGAATAAATCTTGATTAACAGAACCATACAAACCACCTAACTTAGCTAAAGCTTCATCTTGTATATGTACTTGTGCTTCTTCTTTTAACTCAACAAATCCTGCTTGTGTTAGCACATTTAAAGAAGACTCATAGAACTCTTTACGTAATTTCTCTGTAATATCTTTCCCATTATCTAAGGCATACTTCTCTACGGAAGTTACAACATTAAATAACTCTTGTTGAGATGCATTCTCTTGCTTAAGCTTTAAGTATTCTAAAGCTTCTTCTTGAGTCATTGTATTCTTATTACCTTCCTTATCTACAAAGAAGTACAAAAGCTCTTCTTGGTAATCTAGTTTAGTTGTCTTGTATACAGGCTGACCTACTACGGACAGCATCATATCTTTAACTTCTTTTAGATGCCCATAAAGCATTCTAAATATGTGAAAGTTCTCGTGAAATATAGCTTCTTCAGCACTGTCTGTCGCAGCGTCTGGGTTAATAAACACCCCTAATCCCATTGCGTAAGCAGCACCTTCATCGCCCCTACTATATATCTCATCTAAAAACTGTACGGAAATTAATCCGTCTGCAGATTTCTTTGCATATAAATTAGCAAGAGTTCTTTGCGAACCTTTACCCATTGTATACGCTCTACGTATTTTACGTCTATGTAAAGCAGCTTCAACCTTATCTACTATTCTTACGGCTCTTTCTTTATTAAAGAACGCTTTAATAATACCAGTTGTAGCGTCTAGAGCTAACTTTGCTGTAGCTTTTAAGTTGCTACCAGTCAAGTACTTAGGTATAGTTTCCTTACCTTTTTCTTCTACTTTCTTTTCTGCTTTCTCTTCTGCTTTTACTTCAGGCTTATAGTTTTCTATATCAGCCTTAGTAAGTCTACCATTTTTACCCTTACCATTACCTATTAAACCAGACTCTTCTAAGTCTATACCTAGCTTATTAGCTAAGGCTAGTGCCGAAGGAGATATAACCTTTCCTTTAAATTGACTATTCTTCTCAGTTAGATTTTTCTCCTTCTCTTCTTTTTCGTCTTTCTCATCTTTAGCTTTTTCTTTTTCAGCTCTAAGTGCTTTCTCTTTTTCTGTTTTAGCTTCGCTTTTCTCTTTAGATTTTTTCTCTATCTCAGATAAGTTCTCATCAATTGTATCAGTCTTCATTTCAACTGAACCATCAGGAGATACAGTTATAACACTTAAAGTATTATCCTTCTCATTCCTTTTAGTATATACATAAGTACCATCCTTTGAACTAGCAGCATTAGCTTTATGACCTTTAAACTTTCTACCTGCTTTCTTTTTGGCAGCCTTTAAAGCGTTAAACTTTTGTCCTTCTAGTTTCTTCTCGCTATAAAACTCCTTAGCCTTATCGTCTGAAGTTGTTAAAGCTAGTTCTTCAGCCGTTAAGTCCTCACCCTTAAGCTCCTTCTCTACAATACTTTCTAACTTCTTACCTGTATCTTTCTTCCAAGTCTTTTCATCCGTTCTAACTTTAGATTCACTATAGATTTCATTTATCCTTGACTCTGTAGCTGCAACTATCTCTTCTTGAGCTTGTAAAGAAGACTTAGTTAATTCTTTTAATCCATTAATTTCTATATCAGCACTAGGTTGGTCTAATGGACCATCATCAACCTGAGCTTGAATTTCATCAATCTGAGCTTGAAGAGCTTCTTTTTGTTTATTTAACTGAACTTTACTTGTACTGTTTAGCCAAGAGTTATAAACTAATTCAGTCTTACCTTTATTATCTAAGGTACTACTAGGCTTACCATCCATAGCAGCTTTAATCTCATCAAAAGTACCCTTGTAAGAGCTGTGCTGTTCTTCTGATATATTACCAGAATCTAATTTAGATTGGAAAAAGTCTAATATAACTTGTTCATCTCCTTGTTTTACAGCGTTAAGAATCATAGTATGAGCTGCAGCATCTCTACCCCAGTTACTAGCTTCTTCAGCGTTTAACTCCTCTATAACTTCTTTCTGACTTATTGTACCGTCTTCATTAGTTACATTAACCTTACGCTTAGTTCTGTATACTCCTTCATCTAAATCCTTCTCAAATATCTTAATCATTTCATGAGACTCATTTCTCTCATCTATAGCAGTCTGTAGTGTAGTTCTGTTTTCTGTAGCTGTTCTAATAGTATTACTAGCACCAGACATAAGTAAACTTGTAGCAAAAGAAAGAACCCTTGTAGGTCTTTGTTCGTCTGCTAAGAAGAAATCTAAGTAATCAGGAAATTCATCCCCCTCACCTTTAGCTTCTGCTATCCTTCTTTGTACAGACCAGTCTTGAAACACCTCTTGGAATTGCTCTACAACACCATCAGTAATACCATGAATCGCACCCATCCCAATAGCCTTAAATGAACTACGAATAACATCCTTCATTCCTGGAGCTTTTAAAGCACTAACTCCTGACTTTGCAGCTGCTTTACCAGCAACACCAGCAACAGCCTTAGCCGTGCTAGTACCTGCGAATTTAGCACCTAACTTCTGTGCACTTGCTATAGCACCTTTACCAATACCCATTTGTCCCATGAACAAACCATACTGAACAATATCAGCACCCATAGACGCAAGGTTGTCTCTATATACTAAACTTGCAGCATTCATTGCTTCCGCTTCAGTAAGACCTTGTTTAACACCTTCATTTAATGTCTGTCCTGCTAATGCAGCACCTTCTATAAGGTTAGCTGTAGCACCCGCAGATACAGTTGAGATACCAGCGGTTATTAAACCTCTAGCTACTAATGGGTCAGCATATTTAGTTATACCTATAGACTTAGAACCTTTAGCTATAGCTGCAGCAGCCTTAGTAAACTTACGACCTTTAGTCGCCATACCTGCTAATTTAGCAGCACCCGTAGCAGGAATCATTAATGATAAAGCAAACGGAAGCATACGAGCTACGCCCGTTCCCCAGAAATCTATATCAGATAAATCATCCCAAGTTACATTTTCTAAGTCCGCTAATCCAGGAACGTCATCACCATAAGACTGTAAGTAGTCAGCAAAACCATGCAATGAATCAGAAATAGGTTTAGATGTGTCTGTGCCATATACTTGTTGAGATATTTCAGAAGAAGTACTACCTCCCATGAAGTCAGCTATGTCACCAAAGCTATCCACCATATCACCTAAACCAACAACAAACGATTTACCAGCCATTTCAAACCAGTTCATATCCTCGTCTATTTCAACCTTTGGTTGCTCTGGTTGCCTCCACGCTGTAGTAGCGTCCTGTATAGCTTCGTTTTCTAGATTTAAATTTCGTCTATAAACAGGCACATCATCTTGGGGAACATTCAAACCTTCCGAAGAAGAGGGTTCATTAAACGAACTATCTAAAGAGGAGTCGTACTGTTGTACTCCTTCTTTAGGTTCGTCTATATTCCAAAAATCATTTGATGGTTGTATTGTCGGTGCTAACTTCTTCTCTTCCATAATTATTTTTAAGCCTTTTGTATTTTATTTCTTAACTCGTCTACCATTTTAAGGTAGCTTGACGCTTGTTCCGAACTAGCTCCAAGTCCCATCAATACTTTATAGTAAGCATCAAAGAAAACTTTACTGTCGCCTTTCATTAAAGCATCGTTTAGTTCAGGGAAATCGTTATTGTTAAACCTTTCAGAAAGGCCACTGATTCCTTTATCCATATCTCCGTCAAGAGCAGCTAAAGATAATAAAATACTTTTAGTAGTGTTGTCCTTTCTTTTCTCTCCAAGACCTAAAGTTTGCATAACTCTATTTACCTTAGCGTCGTAGTTAGGTAGTTGTGCAGATATTTCTTCTATACTAGAATCAAACCCTATGTTAGCGATAGCAGTAGGAGCTGGTTGCTCAAACGAAGCACCAGCAGTATACCTAGCTAAACCTGCGCTTTCACCAGCTTTTAAAGACTCATAAACAGACATAACCTTAGCGTCGTTAGGGTCTATTTCGTTGTAGAAATAACTATTAAACCACAAGACATCATCACTTTCGTACTCTTGTATAAGAGCATGTTCAGCATCTTTAGGTTCTCCTTCTAAATCTTCAGCCTTAACTAACTTGTAAGAACCGTCAGACTGCTTAAGTTTGTAACCCATAAAGATAGCACCAGGCCTTATGTCACCTAAGTCATCTCCTGGAGTTACAGTGCCACCATCTTCATCGTACCACATACCTTTAGCTTTAACATCTGGTATAAACCCTTCAAGGTCTACAACCTTTTCAACACCTAAAGAAGCTTTAGCCATATCAAGTTCATCACCGACAAACCCTCTATTACCCATTATCTCAGTGTTCTCAGGATTGATTCCATATTCAAAACCACCCATATCATAATCACCTAAAGCTACTTTGTGGTCGTTAGAGTTCTTACCTATCAAACTTGTGCTAATAGGTTTAAGTCTTCTGTGTTGTCTTTGTATTCTACCAGACACTGCTTTACTAACTTGTAGTTCACCGCTTGGTTGTAATGACTGTTCTGGGTTAATACCACCTATGTAAGACGCTGTATACCTTCTTAATTCATCTATAGGAATATCCATAGCCTCAGATTGAGTTAGGTCGTATTCTTTCATATAGTTTCCTGTAAATATCTGCATGTTAGAACCTTGATTTAAGAATCTATCAGCCTTAGTATTACCCTCTACGTCATTACCTGGTTCTTCCCATTGAGATAACTGTCTATGCTTGAATGTATCTATGTCACCATTCATGAAAGCATCAAACTCTCTCCTAACTTGATTAGGTATAAGGTGAGCAAGATTCCCATTATCACTCTCTTGTTGTTCGTAGAATTGCTGTACCTGAGATGTGTTACCTTTAATTCTTTTAGCGTCCTCTGAAAATGCTATGTTGTTATAGAAATTCTTCATGGTTTTTCTACCACCAGAATTCATAAACTTAATAGGGTCGTTACCAGACTTCTCTAATTCAGACAAGAAGGTATCCTTCTCTTGGTCGTACATAGCTTGGATTCTTTCTTTATCCTCATTACGTATAGCAACCTGACTAGACATGTCATGGATGTGTTGCATCCACTGGTCCATCTCTTGCGTCTTAGCATCTTCATTTGCTTGCATTTGACTTTGAGCCTGCTGCAACTGCATAGCTTGACCTAGTTCAGCTTGAGCTCTATCTCTTCTAGCTCCTGAACCAACCCAACCATTAAGTGCACTATTTACTTTAGAATAATCCATTAGTTTGTTGTGTTTTTAGCGTTTGCTACTGCTGCTTTATCTATTGCTGCTTGCTCTTCTGGTGTTATGTTTGCAGTGGTAATCTTTTGATTTAGTAAAGGGTTATCATAACCATCATCTTTACCCTTTTTTCCAGACAAGTTTTTTATTAGGTCTTCTGTAGCTTTCCTGTTAGGATTCATGTAGTATGATACATCACTAATAGCATCTGACAATAAGTTACTACCAACTCCAGAAAGTATTTGTCTGTTATTACTTAGTGTAGCTTGTCTCATTTGCTCTACGTTCATATCTCTGTTTAACTTCATAGAACCTACAGATGTAGCTAAAGAGTTATACTCCTTTATGTTCTCTCTGTGGACAGCTGCGTCTTGTGCGGCTAATTGATTAAGTCCTTGTATACGCTGTGCATCTACAGTTCCTTGATTAGCTAAGTACATACCTCTTTGACCTCCTGAAGCTCTTAATACATTCTTCATAGCTCCTGCATAAGCATCACCCATGTTCTGCATTGCAGCACCTTTTTCTTTAGCCGTAAGACCCGACTCTGATAATGCTTTTTGTTTTGATAAAGCTTCATATATTAAAGGGTCTAATTCAGGCGTTTCAACATCTGGTGCTCTTAATGCTTGAGACAAAGATAGTATTCCTGCAGCAGCTTTCAAACCTGTTAGAGCCATTTCTGCTTTACGCATTTGACCTTCTCTCTTTTCAGCGTTTGCTGCATTAAGCTTATCTTGATTTAATTTGTCTTCTGCGGCTTGTCTAGCTTTAACTTGTTCCTCTGTGATTAAAGTTCCATCCTCATTGTAAGAGTCAGTATCTTTAAGCATTTGCTTAATACGAGCATCATGGTCTGCCTCTCCCTGTGCTATTCTAAGAGCCTTATTTGTAGCGTCTTGCTCTGCATCACCTCCAGCTATAAGACCCGTTTCAACCTCAGTTCTTTCTGCTGTTTTTTCAGTTGCTTTAACAGCAGGACCTAAGCCTCCAGTTTCGTCAATCCTAACTAACGAATCGTCTGTAGCTTGAACATTTAAAGAATTACGTAAAGCATCTCCTTCTTTATTTATTACAGCAAGAGCAACTTTTTCATCTTCAGTTAAAGAATCAGGGTCTTTCTTATTCTTTAACATTAAAGCTATATCAGCATCAGTCATAATACCTTTAGTGTTTTTAGAGGCTTCTGTGGCTTCATAAAACACTTCATGATTATTTAACTGAGCATTGTATAGGTAGTCGCTTTCTTGTTCCGTTAATGACTCGCCATTAGCTTCTTTTCTAAGTAAGTCTTCAATTTTTTCTTTGTCTCCATCTGCACTATAATCGTAATCTGAAGCCACATTCTTTCTAACTTCTTTCTCAGGCTCTTCTTCTTCTTTCTTTTTTGCAGCTTTTTTAGCTTTCGCTTTATCGTTTACTTCCTTTACAGCTTTTAGTATGACATCTTCTGGATTGTCTGAATTAGCCCAGTCAACCAATTTACTAACTCCAGAATCTACATCTTCTTTTGTTACGCTGTAATCCTTATCCTCTTCTTCTTCTTCTTCTTCTTCTGGTTCTTCTATAGTTTCAGACCAACCAGCAACTTGAGGGGTATATGTAAAGAATTCTGGACTACCTCCAAAGTTAGCCATACTGTCTGTGGTAACAGAGCCGTCCTCATTTTGCCATCCTGGATTCTGTTCAGCAGCGTCACTTCCTGCTTCGTATATAACTTTATCCCCAGCCTTACCTACACTTGAAGGTGCTGCTATAGAGTTGTATATCTGACCTGGTTTACCGCCTTTCTTTTTGAAATTCTCAGTAAAGTAACCTTCAACAACATCTAATTGCTCAAGAGTAGTCATAGCCTCTAAGTCTGAAGACTTATAGAAAGTACCATTTACAGTTTTACCACCCTTACCTTTGTCAGTTCCAGTCCCAACGAACTGTATTAAACCAACAGCACTACCTCCAGCTAGATTCTTCTGAGCAGGAGAATAACTACCAGCAGTTTCTTTTTCAATAGCATGAAGTATCTCGTCAGGGCTAACACCCATAGATTCAGCTATACTATTAATCTTATCGTTAACCCCTTCCTCTTTCAAGAATGCAGCTCTGTTTTTTGCTTTCTGTGACTTTGTAAGGTTTGTCCCTTTAACTATAGCTTTATTACTCATATCTATTTATGTTTCCAAGTTGTCATTTCATTTTGAACTGCTTTACCAGCTTCTTGGTATTTACCACCAGCCAATAAATTCTTAACCTTACCCATGAATGGTTTATCAAATACTCCCTCACCACCAGTGAGTTCCATACCTGTAGGCTTGCCACTCTTGTCTACTACAGTAAGAGGGTTGGATGAATGGCTATAAGCCCCTTTAGTCATACCACCTGTTTTGTAGGTATTCATATATGTTTTCCTATCTTCCAAAGGTGTATTCTCATAATCTCGTTCTACGTTAGTTCTAAACATTTCTAAACGGTCTTTACTTGGAAGACTCACTTTAGTATTGTCAGAGTACGTACTATTGAACTGATTAAAGAAATCGTCTTTAAAATCATCTCCTTGTATTTTTTTCATAAAGGCTGCCTCTGCTTCGTACTTTGCTTTTATCTTTCTGTAAGCAGGGTCTTGTTCGTATTCCATTTGCTTGTTAGGCTTTATAGTCCCACCTTCTTGGTATCCAGCAAATTCTTCTTGACCTTTCATAAAGGAAGCTTTCGAATCCTTCTGACCTTTGTCACGTCTACCTTTCTCTTCCTGCTTCTCAAATTTACTTTTCTGAACCAAGCCTACTCCTAAACCAACTACTGCACCCGCTGCTGCACCCCAAGGTCCTGCTGCTGCACCCATAGAAGCATACTTCAATGTAGAAGAAGCTACATCAGCTCCTCCATATTTATCGTCTGTATCTAAAGCGTCAATTGCAGAACTACCTATGGCTAATCCAGCACCTAACTGGTTAGAAGTGTTTTCTTTCTTTTCAGCTTTAACTGCGTCAGCTTCTGCTATTTGTTCTGGAGTAAGAGGTATATCTGTTTCACCACCTCCTAAATATTTTTTAGTATAACCACCTCCGTAATATAAGTTGTTAGCTAATTTCTTTTCTTGTTCAAACGATAAATCTTTTATCATGTCGTAGTTCTATTATGTATTAAAGCACCAAACAACTCTATTAAACCTGTATTTGTACTTTGTGTTTTTATAATTAAATATTGCCCTGTTGCTTTTGCAGTACCAGCAGTATTTGTTATTGGTATTATGTGTTTACCGTTTGCTGTTCTACTTAAAGACGCGTTACTAGTGAAAGCAGTATTACTAACTGAGTCTGTAAATGTAAAAGTAGTAAATTTTTGTGCATTTTCATTTCCAGATAAATACATGACTAATTTATCAAACTTTTTAGAGGTGTATACATTCTCATTACAAACAAAAGTTACATCTAAACTATTCGTGTTGTTTACATCATAATAAGAAATATGGCTAGAATTATTATCTTCTCTATATATTTTTGAAGAATTAATAGATGTAGTCGCGTTATTGCGGCCTATTGTTAAAAGTTCTCCTGGAACGTTTGCAGATAAACATACAACGTCTTCTTTTTTAGAAACCATTAAATCATTTAACTCACTATAAACTAAATGTGTAACGCTTGCATTATTTGCTGTAGTTATACAAATACCTATTTCGTCGAATACTTTATTATAATATAATGCTATCCCACCTACCGAATAATCCAATGGCTTATCCCCTATAGTGGAGTTTTTTAAAGCATTAAATATGCTAGAATTCTGAGTAGTAATACCTAAATCCTGTACAGCTATACCTTTACCAAGTACTAACTTACAAAAAGAGGACATATTATTATCGTACCAATATGCCGATGTGTTAGTTACTAACATGTTATTAAAGTGTTGACTACCATACATAGTGTCAATGTAATCACTTCTTTGTATAACTTGTCCAGTACCTGTGACAATAGTTACTTCTGCTGCATCTGCATTATCTACAACTACTCTAGGGTTAATAGAAAGTTTTGCTACTGCGTTTTGTTGTATAGCAAATAATTCATTTCTTAAATTAAATATACTATATATAGCTCCTTTATTATTACTTAGTTCGTGAATTTCATTTGCATCCCAAGTAGTAAAAGAATCAAATAAATTACCTGCTAATTTTAGATTAGATGCTGCTATTAAATTACTATAGCTATTAACATTTTTAAAATTTGATGGTTTTTGTAAAAACGTTTTATTAGTATTTCTACTTGAATACGTTTCGTTAATAAGGAAATTATCTTCTACAACAGCTGAAAAATCATCAGTTGAGCCAAAAAAGATTCCATCTCTTAAATCTAAGTTTACGCTTGACTCTACTGGAAATATTATAGCTGTTGACGGAAAAGCTCTAGACGTAAAAGTTGTAGACCCTATGTGCCATTTTCTTAAAGAATGCATATTTATATATGTATCCCCTCCAAATACAGTATCAAAATTATTAGCTGTTGGTGTAAATCTTACATGCCCAGTAGATATATATTGATTTGCTTCGTAGTTAGAAGCTGAGCTACCTCCGTATTGAATTGCTGATACATTTCTTTTTAATTGGACATACAACTTAGAAGCAAAAGCAATATTTGCCGTTCTAGAAGCATCTTTCCTGTTTAAAATAAAAGGACTAAAAGTAGACATATCAGATGTTCCTATCTCAAAATCAATATGTTTTATTTGGTCTCCTACGTCTGGTCCTAAACTAAAAAATAAAGTTGTTACACCAAATAATGTCACTTGTTGTCCACTATTTAATGAACCTGAATCATATTTATCAGTAGTAGAAGCTTCTGGAAATTGAGAAAATACAAAAGTATGTTCATTAAACCTACATCTGTTTACAAAATTATGACCTATCCTACCTGTTCCGTGTGCATCAAATCCCATCCTACCTTTATCTACAGAAGCACCTGGAGACACTACTTCACCATACTCTACACCTTTAATAGATTCAGCTTCTGTTGCTGCTTTAGTGTGTACAATACTTGATTTAAATTGATTGTAAATTACTTTTTGAGAGTGTTGGAATCCAACATCTGCATCATTTGAATTTGGATTAAAACGTCCCGAAAGAATATTACCAGTGTAGATACCATTAGTACTAAACCTTTGCTTTAAATGTTTGAAATCATCTAAGTCAGTTATTGTACTAGAATGTGGAAAACTTTCATCGTTTAAATCTTCTGCTCCCGCATCAAGCCTACCTACTACTTTTATTTTATCCTCGTCTTTTCTAGTGTATTGCAGCTTCCCTAATACAATTTCTGGACTATCTAAAGTAAAATCAGCGTCTGATAAACATTCGTGACTTTGTCGTCCAGAATAAATATTACCATAATGATGTCCGTTTTTATGTCTTAAACTACCATTACCTTCAACGTTTGCGTGTATTATAGATTGATTTATTACACCAGAACATAGTACAGACTTATCTGTTTGAGTTCTATCTACTCTTACAATAGAATATCCGCTTATTTTAGCTCTTGTAGCTGCTGATAATTTTACATTAAATTGTGGATATAAAGCAAATCCTTTAACATCATCTGTTGTAGTGTCAAAAGTTAAAGTTGTGGCTGTTCCTGTAGCTGTTGTAGCCCTACTTATTACTATAGAATTATTGTCAGACGCTACACTTATTACCGTAGTGTGTGGTGCTATACCAGTTCCTGAAACTACATCGTGAACATTTACTCCTACACCACCACCTGTCTTATTAATCGTAGTAGCTGTAGAGCCATTCCAAGCCCAAGAAGAACTTCTATTAGGTATGTTTCCAGCATGTTTAAAGGTTGTTACACCATCATCATTTTGAGTAATTCTACTGCCAGATGAATTATTACTTACATAATCCATTGTTCCGTCAGGCATTCTAATATCACCTATAGGGCTAACAAACCCTGGATTCCCTGCTTTATCATAAAACAATATACCAAACCTATACACTTCACCTCTTTGGTATCCTGTAAAATCTTTGGTAAATAAAGGGTTTTTGTAATTCTTATAACCTCCTGCTTCAGTTGGTTCTAAAAATCCATAATGAGGAACTCTACCAACAGTTGTTTCTGCTTTATTATTATTACTACCCGTATCAAGTGTTGTAGAATTTCCAAAATACTGTACTTTAGTTAAGTCAAATGTTTTTGTTGCAAAAGTTATCCTTACCCCATCTGCTGCTGATGCAAAACCTACTGTTTCTGCTCCAGGTACTTTTACACCATGAACTGCATTTATCCAACCATAATTACCATCTAAATACATTGTATCTGCATGTATGTTAGGGTTTTCTTGCTCGGTATGCACTGCTGGGTTACCCGCTCCACTAGAATTGTATTTATATGATTTTACTCTAAAATCTAAATCTATAGAATCTGCATTGTTTTTTAAGTTAGCAGCAAACAATCTATTGTCTTTTATTGCTAAATCAGCACAAGTATCCCAACTTACATGACTTCTTAATAACTCACCTATAGATAAAGAAATTTTGGTTTCATTACCATTATGAGTGTAATTAAATGAGCTTGAAGTAATTATACTTTCTGAAATTATATTTGCTGTTATAGCACCTTCACTAGAAGTATAAGTTATATCTATAAGTTGTATAGTGCTATACGATTCATCAATTTTATTTATAGAAAGCTGCACTGCATTTGCAGAGTTTGTATCTAAACTACCACCAAGTGATTCGTGATAATCGGAATTAGAACCTGTTTTTAATATTTGTATAGGATTGGTTATAGCAGATACTCTTGATGTTTTACCGTCTGTTGTAACTAACCTATAACAATAAGAATGAGAACCACAACTTACATTACCACCACCAATAATATCAGTAACATTAGGGGCTAATAATATAGATTGTCGAAAAACATTTAATTTTTCAGCAGGTAAATTAACATAATAACTAGGGTCTTCTTTAAGGTTTAAAGTTCTTAAAGGGTTTACACCATCAGTCCAATATATCCTATGAAAATGCTCGTTTTCTTCAGAAACCTCAATTCTTAAAGAGGTTTTATCTGTTAATCCTAAGTCTGATTTAAGTAAAGTACTTCTGCTTAATAAAGAACCATCATCGTTAATTGTAATTTTAAAAATAGCATCTTGTACATCAGCATTACTTGCAGTAGTTAAAACAACTATATAATCAGAAAAATTAGCAACTCCTACTATGCTATATACAGTTCCTGAATATGAAGCAGAACTGTATCCATTACCACTACTTATTGTATAATTAGTGATGGATTGTTGACCATTACCAAGAGTATGCGTAATCCGAGGCCTAAAAAAAATTGTCATTTCCTCAGAAGTTAAATCTTCTTGAGCTACAGTTATTGTTCCTGAAGCACCAGCACCAAAAACTACTGACATAGATATTTTTGCTGCTACTGTTGAATTAGTTAAAGCCTTTAAAACACAATGATATAAAAAATCTCTAGCACCATTATTATTACTTATTGATATTACACTTCCAAGCGTGCTTACATCTCCAGAATTAAAATTTGTAGTTACTGAGGTAAAATTTACATTTCCTGTAATAATAACTGTAAATCCTGTAACACTAGGGTTAGTAAGGTCATCAATAGTAGAGTTATCTAGTATGGTAGCATTACTCATAGTATTAGCAATAGTGCTTACACTAAGAGTATCAAATAAAGTGTTACCTTTTGCGTTTTTAAGTACAAAAGAATTGTCATCTCTAGTAATTAACCTTGCGTTAGTAGCTGATTTGTATGTGTCTGCTGGTAATACATTTGCATCTATATCTGACATCATCCCCTTAGAGAATGAATTTGGTTTCTTAGTAGGTTGTGCCATTGTTAAAACAATTTGTTTTCATTACTATTAGGCTTAAGAGTGTTCCAGTATTTACTGATATTTCTCCACTGCTGTTTAGTAGGCATATTATCTCTACCTCTAGCTTGAGCACACTGAAAAGACCACTCTTGCTTTAAATCTTGATAAACATATCTAGGAAGTTTTTGATTGTAATATTCTCTTCCTTTGTATTTATACATAATGTAAGAAGCAATAGCATCTTCATGAGCTGACGATATAGTAGGGTATCCTTCTTCGTCAGTTGATATAGCATCGTAATGAAGCTTTATAGTTGTTCCGTCTGCTACATCTATATTTAAAAAACCCCCTGATACATACATATCTACACCCTGGTCATAAGAAGAACCCGATATATCTAAAGGGTTCTTGAGTTCTATCATATTAAGAAAGTCAGAAGGAAGTAAAACTTTCTTGCTTGTAACTACAAGTGAAACAACTTTTTTATCAAAAGTAGTGTAAGAGCCAATCTTTTTTTCTGCCTCAAAAGCCCACTCTACAAAGTTATGAAATTCTCTTGCAGCATCTTGTATACCTAAATTACGTATAACTGCTGCTACAACTTGTTTAACACTTATTCTAGGATTTCCTTTCATGTTTGTTGTTTTATTATCTCCTTAAATCTCCTCAAGGGCAATACTTTATATTGATTATACTTGTAAGGTCTATCCCACATAACTTTTACATACTCATCATCAAGTATAGGAACTTTATATAAAACAGTCTTATTTTCTCTTTTACTTGCCTCAACATCTAATCTTACATGAAAAGGTCTTTTGTGAGGTAATTTCTTTGTATAAATAGAACCCAGCTTTACAGGCAGTTTAAAGACCTCTTGCTGTTTTGCTACTATATCTATTGTATTATCTAAGAAAGACTCCATAATAGAGTAATACTCAGCATAAGACATAGCTCTATCACTTCTCTCCCCCTTAATTCTTAGACTACTCTTTATAGAGTTGTATATATCTTTAATAGATACATATTTGTCTTTGTATTTCTTGTAAGTATTATTACTTGCCTTTTGCCGCGTTTTCATCAACTTGGTTGTTTGGTCCTTTCGACGGTACGCTCATAATGATGCTAAATTCTTGTTTCAATACTTCCTTAACTAATACAGCTATTAACTCTTCTGGTATAGGGTATTGAGTTGTATCATCATTTACATAAGAACTAACCTCTGTTGGGTTAGAAAATATACCATTAACCTCTACAGAACCTCCAGAAACTATTGTGTCTCCTTCCCAAACGTAAAGCTTTCTATCGGATAATGTTGCTATCTTACTTCCTGCACTTAATATAAATCTTGAGTTATTCACGAACATCCTGTCGTGGTGTTGTATTATAGGTAGTGATGAGTAGTTTGAATCAATAGCTGCATCATCTTTATATGCTACACTTCTAATACCTCTATTGTCATTAAACCCTATTACATGTTTTATTGTAACTCCAGAAGAGGAGGGACTTATAATATCCATTTGAAAACACACATTAGAAGCTTTCTTTCCATTATCAGTGTATTGCATTAATAAATTAGCTCTATGGTAATGCACCATAAACTTAATCTGTCGATTGGATATATCAGAATCATCAGAAGCAACGCCTCCAGAGACTAAGTTTTTTATGTTATATGTTATCTCATTTAATGTAGCCATAATATCTTTTTAATAAGAAAGGGCAAAGTAAGGAAACCCTACTCTACCCTTTCTAGAAGCAGGGAGCAAAAAGCATCTTTAAACTCGTCGTTCAGTTATTTCTGCCTGAATCATTTGGTATCTTGGGTCTCCCAACGTTGCAAGTACCTTACGAGCTGCAATCTGACACACCTCTTCGTGTGTAGTTGCGTTTAATTTTAAAATATCAGTAGTGTATTGTAAATAAGTTACCACAACTACTGTGCTTGCAGTAAAACCAATAGAATGTATATTTCCACCTTTAAAATACAATACTGGATTAGATGCATCAGCTTTATTAAATGGGTCGTTCAGATAAGCTGAAATGTCGCTTATTTGTATAACTTTAACATTTACATTAGGTGTGGTTTTAATATAAGCAGATAAAAATCTACCATACTCTAAACCTGTTACAGCACCATCCATTGTACCTATATCTACAGCTGTACCGTCTACAAAAGCTTGGTCTGCATTAATAACTAAATCTTGTAGTTTATCACGACTATCTTGCGTGTTTTCAAACGCCATATAATATTGTTGAATAAACTCATCCACACCCATTTTAATGAATTCTTTTAATTCATTATTACTAAAGTATGCAGTTGTTTCACTTTCAATAATATTCCGAATACGTGATACAGCGTTATCTACAGTCATTTAATTATTTCTTTGCAAGTTTCTTTTTAGGCTTTTCTTCACCTCTTATTTCATGCTTCAAGATAGCTAAAATATCTTTGTTATCTTTTAACCAAACTAGCACTTGTTCTTCGTTAGTTCCTATAGCTTCTTTACCATAGTAGAAGGTCTCGTTCTTATAGTTTAACTTTTTAGCCTTCAACGCTTCTATGATAAACACTCTAAGTTCTTTCTCTGGGTCAAAATGAACCTCCATAAACTTAGCGTGGTTACTTTGAGCCACATTAATTGCTTTAGCTCTTAACACATCTGAGCTAGCATTAAGGTTAAAACGACTTAATATTGCAAATACTTTTACATCAGCGTCTGACATTTTAGCTGCTTCAATAATAGCTTGAGCAGAGGTTAATGTTTCTTTAGTATCAGCTTCTTCTTTTTCTTGTATGTCAATACGACTCCAAGCAGCTAATATAGACGGATGGTTTTTTAACCAGTCATCTGTTATCACATCTCCTTCTATAGAGGTATTTAAGATGAATGAAGCACGACTTGTAACAAACTGTTGTTCTAGTCCGTTTATATCTTTTAACTCGTGCAATCTTCCTGTTTTGTCTTTGTATGCACTTCCAAAATTAAAGTTAGTAATCTTAGAGTGCTTCTTGTTTTTGTAATGAATAAGGTTTTTTGTAATCTCCATGCTTGCTTTTTTTATTGTTAGTTAAAAAACACCCCCTCCGAAGAAGGGGTGAATATTATAAATTATCCTGCAAATGTTATAGAACCAATTACATCTTGAATTACTGTACAGTACCAAAAAGAACCGTCACATTCAAATTCAATTGTTTCACCACCTGTAGCGGCAGCTTCAATAGTTACAGTATCTGCTAATAAATTTTTAGCACCATCTGCACCAGCATCAGCTGTAGAGATAGCAACTATAGTATCTACATCAGCAGATGTAATTATAGCATCTCCAGCACCAGCATTAGTTAAACAGTTAATAAATTTAAAGTTTAACCCAGCTTTAAGAGCAGGTAGCGTGTAAACCACGTCATTACCATCAGTCATGGTAACCATTACTACAGAACCTGACTCTTCTTGAGTAAAGATTCTAGCCGTAGGGCCTGTTGTAATAATGTTTCTTAATGTACCGCGTGAACGTAGTAAATAATTACCAGTTGCGGATTTATCATATTGCTTAAGGTATTTTTCTTCAGCCATTTTATTTGTATTTAAAAGTTTTTAATTTAATTTAATTAGATTGTTAATCCAGCAGGCATAATTACACCGCAAGATTGTGGGTTACGAATAATGATACCAGATTCAGATAAGATATGACATTCGAAAGTATCATTACCGTTAGCAGCCATCATTGAAGACGGGTCGTTAGGGTTAATCATACCAGGAACATATTTCTTAACATAGTTTCTGTTGTATCCTTCAGCACCTTTAGAGATAAGCTCTACGTTAGCTACACCATCTTGAACACTCATATCCATAACTACCATTAATCCTGATAATTGTGAAGTGTTAAAGCCAGTACCAGAAATACCTGAAGTCATAGTAGCAACATTAGGGTCATCAAAACATGGATTGTGTACCAATTTGATGTTGTTACCTAAAGCAGAGTAAGAAGTAAAGTTAGTTCCTACAGCTACACCTTCACCAGATTTAGATGCAATTAAGCTAGAAGCAGAACCCATTGTTGCCAAGTGAGCAGTCATAGCTTGTTGGAATTGAATCATTCCTTGCATTCCAGTAAATACTACATATTCGTTACCTGTTGCCTTTAATGAACTTAAAGATAAAGTACCAATGAATTTTAATAACTCACCTTCTGTAACTCCGTTACCTGCAGTACTAAATTGATTAGCAGAAGCAATTTGAGCTAAGATTCCGTCACCCATAATTGGAAGACCGTTAGCAACTGCACCAGCATCACCAGGATAAGTAATATCTCCAGAAACAGAAGACTTACCAAACCAACGATTCAATTCAAGTTCGTACATGAATTGGTCAGTCATTTGTTGCTCTTTAGTAAAGTACCATAGTCTGTGACCATTGTGCTCAACCCAAGTAACATCATGTAAATCAATACCATTAATCTTACACTTTCTACGAGAAAGAGTTAAGTGGTTTCTGTGAGTTTCTGGGTAAGCATAACCTTCACCAACTTCATCACCTAAAGAACCTTGTCCATAAGCTGAACCAATTACGGCAACAACTTCTGTTACAGCAGCAGAAGCACCAGTAGCAGAAAAATTAAAAGCATCAATATGCTTAATTGTTACATCAGTGTTTCCATCTGCAGCAGTGTTAATTGAACCTACAGCAGTTACTAATGCGGTAGCACCACATTCGAAACGAACTACATCGTTTACAGTTAGCATACAGTATTCCTCAACACCAGTAGTTGTTGTATCACTTTGAATCTTAAGTGTTCCTACAGTTCCAACAGAAGCATTAACAGCATAAGCTACATCAACTCCAGCAGGAGCTTTGTAACGTTGCATGATTTTCCACTCGAATGAGCTTCCACCAATTACTTTTTCAGAAGCACCAAATCCTAGGCGTTCTAGTAAGTACGTCATAGAGTAGCGAGGATACAATTCAATAATTTTCTTCGCAATCTCAGGGTACTTTAGCATATTATTTACAAGGGAGTT